CCATTTATCTTTACTTTCTATGTTCGGATTAAAGAGAATGAATCCCAAAATCCCCAGCCAGTCGTAGGGTTTTCCTATTTGTCTTTTCAAGAACAGTTCTATAGCTTCTTTCTGCTCTTTAGAAACTGTAACTGAGAAAATAGAAAACTCTGTCCCCGGAGTATGGGTTTTTGAAAATCTTCCCAACCGAACCCCATGCCGCCAGGCTTCAATAACAACAGGGTCATGCGGAGTTGTAAGATCAAAACAGTAAGCGACATGAGTAAAGGGAAAGCCCCACTGTCGGAACCTTATAGCCCGACTCGTGAGGCTTATCCCCTTAGATGCGAGGACGTAAGCCTTTGGTATCCTATACCTCTAATGGAATCTCCTTGTAGACATCCTCACAGAGCTTTTTCACATCTAAAGAAAGAAGTTGTTCAAGGCTCATTGAATCTATTTGACTCTCAAGCTTCTCCTCGGCTTTCCAGATAGCCTCTTTCCACGTGATTATCTTGGCTATCTCCACTGCGCGTTTAAAGTCTGAAACAAGGTCATCAGGAATAGAGAGATCCGTAATAGCTTGGTCTATAGTCTTTTTGCTGAGGATTACGAGAACGGTTTCATTCCTAACCTGCTCAGGAGGGATGCCCTGAGAGGCAAATACCCCCTCAAGGTAGGATTTTTCGCTTACGAGGTCTGCCAGATCTTCGTCTATCTCCTGGAGCTTTTGGTTGATATAGGAATCAGTTTTCTTTGATACTTCTTTTTTCTTGTATTTCTTAAGTTCTCCATTTTCATCAGTTACCTCTAAAACCTCTCCCTCAATCAATGCCACAGAAGAAGGTTCAAAAAAGAAAATCCCTTTATCAGTCTTCACTCTTATCATAACGCCCTCCTTACTCTCCTTTGTTAATTACAAGTGGAATGTGTTGTGGATGTAGTCCAGCAACGCAGAATGGAGCTACGATGTAGATTTCCGATGGATCGGCGTTAAACTTGATGTAGTTCCCTATATCCCAGCTATAATAGGAATGGGTAATATCTCCATTGATTACATCCAAAGCATACTGACCCGCCGCTAAAGTTTGTCCTCCTACTTTTATTTCTCCTTGTGTTACAGCTATTGCTTTGTATCCGTAAGTTGCAGGACCTAAGGCTCTAACGCTTCCACCGGCAAAAAGTGATAGAACGCCTGTCCCTGTGGTGTTAAGTTTGGCAAGGTTGAATGTGATTCCTCTCCCCCAGTTGTTTCCGTTGCCCCATCCATCACCCAACAGAGCTTGAAGCATATCCTTTACAATTTGAGGCAAAGAATCCCTTTGATTTGAATCCGACATATCAACAAACGAAAGGTCCGGCGAAACCGAGTCTGGAGTCCAAAAAACAAACGGATGTTGAAAATTGCCGTTAGCATCTTTTTCAAATCGCCAGTGCTCCTTTTTGATGAGGTTTGCAAACGGATATTCCTCTCTCGCTCCTTCTCTCCAAGCTGTAAAATCTTCAAGGATTTTTGCTCTGTTTGGAATGGTCACATTTACGAGATTGCCGTTCTCGTCTAACTGCGGCAGGGTAACGTCCTGTGGGTTGGGGTCGTAGAAAATCTGATAAGCCCGTCTGTTTTGTTCAGACATGTTTTGAATCAACCGATCTAACTTCTGCTGAATCTCCGCAAGGTTGAGTCCCATGCTAACCTCCTACAAGATTTCATGAATATGAATTTTTACCTGCCCTTGAGCAGCATTTGTGTTTCCTGTATCTAAACTCCTTTCTCCTTCCCACATATACACGTTGAGCAAGTATGATCCCTTAGGAATTTTTGTTAAAAAGGTTGCAGCCTTCCCTAAAAGATCTATTCCGTAGGCTCCTGTCCCAATAAACCTGAACCCCTGCACGTCCTCTATTGTTACCACGCCTTCAACGTCAACCTTCGCAAACCGTAGATATCCGTTCCCTGTTGATGAAATAAAGTTCATCTGAAGAAGTAACAGCGAATCTTCATAGTGTTTTTCAAATTCAAATGTAAAGAGTGGATTTGAAGGGATTGTGTCGTTGCTCCCCGTTCTTGGAAGAGTCGCTGAGCCAGAAAAACTTCTTGAAAGCAGAACCCTTTTCTTTATTTGTTCTTTGAGAGAATCTATTTCTTTTCCTGCATCGTGTTTGAATCCGTAGTAGTCCGCTTTAAACTGATCTATGAGTATCAAATGATTCTGAATGTTTTCCAGTATCTGATTTCCATATGTGGAAGAAAGTTCCAGAAAGGCAATTTCATGATCTAAAAGTCTTTGATCGTTTGCTGAAATCCGACTCTCGTGGTTTAAAAGTTTTTGAGAAGTAGAGTCTTTAAACCTGTAGTAATCTGCTTTAAACTGTTCTAAAACTGCCAAGTGTTTTTGAACGTCAAAGAGTGCTAAGGTAATTGTTGAAATAGCATCTAAATGGACAACGTCTTGATCAAATTCGTAGAACGGAATGTCTTCAAAGTTCATTACAGAGTCTATTTGCTCCCAGACAAATTGAACCTTGAAACGCTGCCTCATTGAGGGCGGGAAAGGGTAAGGAGGCTTGGCAACGGCAAAGAGGGTTCCGTCTTCAAGGTATAAACCAAACGTTTTGCCGTATTTGGTTGCCTTATCCTGGGGGATATCAAGAATGAACTGGACGGTTGAATCGTTTACCGGGATGTAGCCTGTAATGTCTGCCTGATACCAAACTGAAGGCAGGTCGTGGAGATCTATTCCGGGGTAGATGTCCCCGATATCGGCATCAGAAACTTTGAAATAAACAGGTTTAACTCGCCTACCAATACTTGAAGCTTCTGTTAAAGCCTTTAAGCCGTTCAAAGTTGCAACAGTTTTTCCTGTCCCTTCTGCCACTTTAAGCCTCCATCACGGCTACCGCTTCGGTTTCAGCCACCGCAGAGATTGCAAACGGGATAGAACCACTTGCGAGCCATTCAAGGTCTGTCTGACATTCGGCAAAGGTTTCAACTTCGGTAGTTTGTCCTAAAGCGAAAGGAAGAGACCCGGTAGCAAGGTAGGAGAGAAGGATTTCCTCAAGCCATGAACGTTCGTTTTTGTATTCGTTGATTAATTGAATTAGCTTTTTCCTTAATTCAGGAGTTATCTGCCGTGAGGGAGAGCTAACTTCTACCTTAAACCTGTAAGGGTCTCCGCCGTATTCAAACCACTCTGAAACTTTGCCGCCGAGGTTGAAACTTCTGAGGACTCCCTCAACGGCGTATTTTGTGCCTTTGTAGCGGTGGAGTTCTATTGCGTTTTTGACGAGGTTTCTTTTTTCTTCAACTGTTTCGGCCAGTTCATAGCCCTCTACGTGGAACTGCCAGGCTAAGAGGTCAAGAAGCGATTCGTCTTCTATCTCGTCTATCCGTGGGTAGATGATGACGTTGATTATCTGCTCTTTTACCTTTTGAAGTTCCGGGTCGGTTGCTTCAAGGAGGGCTTTTATAACCGGGTCATTCAGCAAATTCGGAGGTGCTATTTCTTTAAGCATCTTCTGCACCTCCGTAGTTGACTGTTATTTCGTTAGCCTGACCCACAGAGTCAACGCCCACAGGTATAAAGCCAGGACTGTCCACCTCAACACGCTTAACACCTTGGACTCCCATAATGAGGTCTATAAGACGGGAAGGATTGATGTCACAGCCTATATGGGACTTTGTCTCCTTCACGAACAGGTCAACTCTCTCCTTTACCAGCCGGTCTATTGACTGCTGGAGGGGGATGAAGTCCCTTCTGATGTAGTAGGTAAGGTTAACGTCGTAAGTAACAACGGATGGAGCTTTTACCTCTACAAGGTCTGTTAACGGCCTAACCTTTTCGTCGTTGAGGGTTTCCTGGACGAGGTTTAAAACCTCATCAGAGGGCATCTGGCCGTCTTTCATGAGAACTACAACGGTTACTTTCCCCGGTTCCGGGCTAAAGACCGAAACGTCTGCTATTTCCTGATGAGCCGTCTTTGCCCAGTAGATATAACCTCCTTTGCTCCCTGCGTTTGAAAACCTTTCAGGGGCTATACGGATTCTTTCTCTAAGTCTTTCATCATCCTCTTCGTCCGAGCCGTAAAGTGACATGGTGGTGTTTTCAACCTTAACTACGTAAGGAAGCGGAGTAACAAGGAGATTTATCTGTCCGGGCTGGAAGCCGTTGCCGATGGTACCGGGGGTTTCACAATCAACTTCTACGTCAACGTAGGTTTCACCGGGTTGAATAACAGCTTCTTCTACCGTTTTGAAAAAGAGCTTTTGATCTGGAGTTACTTCCGTTCCTTGGGGGATTACTACGGGAAAGTTTTTCGGTGAATCTATGTAAAAGCGGACGGTTGTCCTTGCAGGTGTGGCAGGGAGTCTTTTGACTCCTAAGAGTTCTCCGAGCCTATCAAGGGCTTCTCCCCTTGCGAAAGCCAATAGATTCTGATTGGCGGCTATGTTAATGCTGTTTAAAAGAAAAATAACAGCATAGGAAAGGACTTCAAGGTTTAACCTTTCTACACTTGCCGGGTAGAGTTTTTTTCCGGTTAGATCTTCAAACGTAGAGATTAGTTGCTGTTCTATTTTCTGGCTGTCTGTTTCAACGAAGTTAAGCATTAAAGCCCCTCAGGCTGTTTACTTCTTAGGTTATTGGAATACCGGCCGAGGGGCTAATAAAGATTTAATCAACTTCTTCAGGGTTGTAACCTAACTCTTTTCTGGCTTCCTCTACTGTAAGGAGCTGAGCGTCAACAAGCTCTACCAGTCTATCTGCTTCAAGTTTTTGAGCTTGTGCTTCTTTCTCAGGCGACAGGCTCGGCGGCGGTGAGAATCTGACTTCAAGCTCTGAAAAGGGAGCTCCCGCCAGCGTCAGGTGCAACTTCAGGCCGTACTCAATGGCCTCTTTACAGAGGTTCTGCATGTTCTTAAGCTGCCGGACGAACTGCTCGTAGGCTATCGTTGCCCAGGTCTCAGTAGAACCTGTTGTTCTACCGAGGAGTGAAGGCTGCATCTTTGAGGCTGAAACCATCCACTGCTCTACAAGGTCTATCAGTTCCCTGCTGGTAGAAATCCCAGCTATCTCCTTATACTCCACTTTTGTTGTGTCGTAGTGGAGGGCTATTCCTTTCTGTATCTGCTCTTTGAAAAGCTCGGCGTTCTCCTCAAGGTATTCCTTGAGCCTTTTCTGGTATTCAATTTCCGTTTCTCCCGGGAGCCTCTGCGGGGGCGGAACAGAGATGTCAACAAATCCTATGAGCCCCATTTTCTCTGCGAACGCTTTAAGGTTCTCCATTATGGCCTGCTGGGTTTCAACTACTGAAAAGGCTGCAATGAAAGGGGGAATGCCGTAGGGGCTTCCATCTAAAGTAAGCAGGGGATAGTACTTGTAAGTGGCGGGATTGAGTTTTATGGGGTCTTCAGGTGGAACGTACTGGTATGGCTGGAACTCGTCTTTTTCTTCGTCGTAAACGAAGTAAACGGTTGAAACCGGAACTCTTACTGCCTTTTCTATTCCGGTAAGGTCTTCTTTCACTACCCACTCAACAGATATTGCTCCGTTTATGATGAGCTGAGAGAGGAGAAGGCGGGCAAGGTTTTCAATGTTCAGCTTTTCGTTGAGTCTTTCTACTTCTTCTCTCCCCTCGTCTGTATCAACGAAGATGTCTATATCGGTAGCTGCAAGGTCAAGGAATATCTGGTGTGCGTGGGCAAGGTCAGGGTTGGTAAGTATTAGTTTTTCAAGCTCTAAGAGGAACTCTCTGGGATATCTGGGATCTATGAATTTTGACTGGACAGATGAAACGTTTGGAACGTAGACCGAAACGGGTTCTACTGATACCCTCTCTCTCGGCAGCTCTTTCAGGCCAAGTAGCTCTTTGACTTTCTCCAGTATTCCCATCTGCTTCTCCTGTTCTCTTTGAGGTTGCCGGAGATGAATACAGGCGGCGCTACTACTTTCTCCTCCTCTAAAGAAGATGCGTGAACTGCCAGCGCCAGGCTCCAGAACCTGTCTGCGTGTCCGGTTTCGCTTCTTTTTGCCTCAAGTTTTATGTTCCCTGCTGGGGTTACTGTCCTCTCAACAGAGTGAAGGTCTTCTCTTAAGTCTTTGTCTGCCGGTATCTGTATCAGTCTGTCTTCAAACTTGCTCTTTAGCTTTGTCGCTATTTCCTCTTTGACCTTTCCAGAAAAGTAGACAGGTATTACTTTCAACTCCCCCCACTTTGAGAGGAGCTCCTCTGCTAACTGCATACCTATTCCGGTTTCGTCTATTGCTACTCTCCTTGCGTAAGCCGTTATGTGGTCAAGGATTTCAAACTGTTTGCTGAACGGTAGCTTTTTCAGTATCTCTATTTTCCTCAGAAAGAGAACTGTTCCAACTTTCTCAAGAACACTGATAACGGTCAGGTCTTTTCTCCTTCCTACGTCTACTCCTACAAAGATGTCTCCGCGGAGCTCCCTTAGGTCTGAAACGAGAATCTCGTCAGGCGGAACCTCGCAGGACTGTATCAGCTCGTAGGGGAGGAATGCCCCGGCTTCATCTATAAACTGACAGAGGTATTCCTGCCGCCAGGCGTCCTCGTTCTTAATTCCCCTTTTCAGGGCTTCAACGTCTATGTCAAGACCTTTTTCAACCGCATCGTAGATGGTTGTTGTCTGCTTATACCAGAGAGGGTCTTTTTCAGCTTCAGTCCAGAGTTTGTAGAACATGTTGGACTTGCCTTTTGGGGTAGAGGTAATGACTAACTTTGAGTCTTTTTTCCTGGTTATCATCGGGAAGACGGCTTTCCAGAGGTCCTCGTCCTGTTGAACAAATGCGAATTCGTCAAGTATCAGAAGGTCTGATGTAAAGCCCCTTACTGTATCGGGGTTTGCCGGGACTGAGATAATCCTTGAACCGTTTGGAAATTCAACCCTGTGAACGTTTGTCTTCACGTCTTCAAACACGTCAACGTTTAGTTTTTTCCCGAGCCTTTTCAGAAACTCAACGTGGAGTTTTACCTTTGTGAGGAGCTCCACCGCTTGCCTTTCTGAAGCCGAAACTACCATAATGGTAGAGCGGGGCTTCTCAAGGGCTCTGTCAACTGCTAAAAGGGAAACGGCGAAGCTCTTTCCTATCTGCCTTGATGCGTTCCAGATTGAGAACTTGTGTTCTTTTACTCCCTTTACAAACTCCCTCTGGTAGGGGAGGAGAACGGTATCAAAGCCCATATATCTCCTCCCGTATCATCTTCAGAAACTCGGGGTCTACTTTCCTTTTCTTACCCTCCTCCTCTATCTTCTCAACGGCGTTCTTCAGCTTCTCCCCGATGTACTCCTCAAGGCTTTTTGCCATGTCAGTTAGCTGTTTAACGGCCCTAATAAGGTCGTTGGGGTCGTCAAACTCCATGAAGTCTATGTCTTTAACGAAGTCCATAACGTGCTGTGTGAGGGTTGAAACAACTGCCGAAAGCATGTAGGTTGTTGGCTTATCCTGGGTCATCTTTACGACTGCTTCTATCTTGTCCCACCACTCGTTGTAGCGGTTGGCAAACTCTTTGTAGTCTCTGTAAGCCCTGTGTATGGCAGACTTGGATATGTCGTAACCCTCGCTCCTCAGTATCGCCTCTATTTCCTTAAAGGTCTTTTTGTCGTCCTCGTAGAGGTGAACTATTCGGGTAATGAGGTCCTGAAGTGAGGCTTTTTTTCTCCGTGGCATTACTCGTCCTCCCAGAGGGTTATCCCTCTGTCTTCGCAGGTTCTCTCAAGGACGTCTATTCCAACCGGGGTGAGCCTGTAGAAGGTTATCTTTTCAAACCGCCTGACGGGGTGAGAAATTACTTTTTCCTCAACGTATCCTTTATCTTTCAGGTAACCGAGGGCTTTTTCTATCTCTTTTGTTTTCCAGTCTTTGTAGAAAGCCTCTACGATGCCGACTTTATCTATCTCTCTGGGATATATCCTGTGGAGAAAGTCAAGGATTAGTCCTCTGAGAAGCTTCACGTTCACGGCCTGCTCCTTTTGTGGGTTGTTGTTTTTAGGTTAGTGGAGCAGGCCGTTTAAGGCTAATAACTATTTACCGAAAAGTCGCTAAGAAAGCCCCACTTTTCAAAGCGGGGATGAATTAGGGGAGACGGGCGGGATATAACGGAAAATGAAGAATGAAGCCATTATTTCCTTTATCCTTTGGCTTTAGGAGAGTAAATTAGACCGTAATAGAAAAGGAGTATTAAAAATAATAATATCCCAACGGCCATAAGGATTTCAGCGATTAGAGTCATCAGCTTCCTCCAGCTGAGAGATTTTCTCCTTCCACTTTCTTAAAGTTAAAGCCGAGAAAACAAGAGAGAAATAGAAAGCTACGATACCCATTCCAGCCCAGAAGTTAAAACCCTCTTTGTGCAATAAAGTTAAGGTTCCAGCTCCTATTAGGAGAGTTACGGAAAAAGCCTTGTTGAAAAGGTTTTCGTAGAGTCTGATTTCTTCCTTAATCCTCTCTTTCATAGCCTGCCCTTTTCTTCAAGGTATCTGAGGACACACTTTTCAAAGAATTCATTGCGACTTGATATGTCGGAATCTTTTTTAATTGTCTCATCCAACAATTCCACGAGCTTCTCGTTGAGCCTTACAGATATTAGCTTGTTTCTATTCCTTGTGAGTTCTGCGATTTTTTCCGCTTTACTTTTTTTCACTTTGACCTCCTATTTGTATTACTACAAGTAATTCTATTTTGTATTGACAGCTCCCGTCAAGCGATATATATTCTGTATTACAGAAACGATATCAAGGAGGAGAACCATGAACACCCTAACAGTAGAAGTTAAAGGCAAGACCTTTAAGGGCAAAGATGCCATCACAGCTCTTACTGCTCTGCTTGCCAGAGGTTTCACTCTTTCTCCCTCTTATATCCTCTGGGATGAACTTGACAGGCCAGCGGGAACTCTCTGCTACATCCAGAAAGGTAAAGGAAATCAGGCTGAGGTTGTAGGACAGCTCTCCTACTTGAGAGGGGATGAGGTTTCAGGTGAGATTGTTAGCTCCATTTGCCTCGGTTTTGAGATTGCTAAGAAGAAAAGGGAAATCAAGCCCAGACTTGTTGTTAAGGAGGTGCAGTAATGCCTATCTACAGCTACGACGGAACTATGGACTGTGCTGAGTGTGTGAATGAGCTTGAGGTCTTAAAGAGAGGAGAGAGGATTAAGAACATTAAGACCGTCTGGAGCGGGAAGTTGACAGACCTTGTAGTTGCTCTTGTTGGAGAGTTTTCAAGTATTGAAGCCTACGGCAGGTTAGGCTCTATTCATGCAGATTCTTTCGTTTACGACACAACCAGAATAAGCGACCTGCTTGACCTGTGTCTGGCCATTGAGAGGAATGTCAAGAGAGCGAGGGAGCTTTTGGACGCCCTTGATTTTGTCTGTCAATCAAAGGGAAAGAGGCAGTTTGAAATAACTGATGAGGAGGTATAGCAATGGAACTCAGGGAATTACTTGAAAAGTATGAGATTCTTATGGCACGGAAAGATAAGCTTGAGGC